GTTTGCTTTCCAATTTCTGGAATAGCATTTTGTATTGCTTGTTTGTGTATATCAAAGTACTTATGAAAGCAACCTTGAGAACAAAACATATTGTAATAATATTGATGAGCCTTGTTAGACTGATAATATTTATTACCTTTGTTTCCCCTTATCTGTGATGTTGTTTTTTTATAACAACACTCTGGGTTTTGACAGTATTCTGCCATGTTTCCTCCTTTGGTTAAGTTAAAAAAAAGGCACTACCTAAATTAATAGATAGTGCCTGTATAATATAATATATAAATTACTGCGTCAAGCCTTGAACTCTATCGCAACATCTCCATATATATCTCTATTAAATATTTGACTAGGTTTTTCTTGCTTTAGATATTCATTATAAGAATAACTTGCTCTTTCATTCTTAGCTAACTTCTTATCCTTAGCTGAACTATCTGCAATCATATCAAACACAATAGTTTCTTTTAACTTATGATGATAGCCAATATACTTTTCAATATCATCAGCATTTAACAATGACTTAACATCAATGTTATCATCTTCTATCTTATGGATTACTACTTCTCCACTAGCTTTCCATATGACTATCTTATGGTCTTTATTTTCTTTTAGTATCATACAACCTCAAGTATATTATCTATATTAGTTTCAGTAGCTTTCATCAATGCCTCAACATAATTGAATTTAACTCTTTCAAATTCAAATATTCTTACATTAGAATCTTCTACTAAGTGATTGATTTTATAGACTTTTTTACCTACACTAAACCATTTTAAATTAGCAACAGATATATTTCTAGGTGCTTTTTTTTCAAGGTCGTGTGCAAGTATGTATTCGTCTGGGTTAGTTGTGCGTTCCTTACCTTTACGCTTATACATAGTCCCATCAGATTGTTTCCATGTTTCACGATTTTTTAAATCAAAAGTACCAACACGATAGCTACCATCTTTTTTCATAAAGCCTGCCTTAAACTTCTTAGCTTTAGTTTCAGTTAATAGATTGTAGATATGGTCAGATACTTTGCCGATTTGTACATCAATGTGTTGCATTGTATCTCCTTTGTTATAGATTAATTTCGGGGTGGGCAAACCTACTTCATCAATGCATTGATAAGCAACCACGCAAGTGTGATTTATATTTTTAAGACAAATCCCACCCCACTTAATTGCTTCTTCCAACTGGGATTTTGGATTGACTATTAACCAATCCGTGTATTTACTATACCCATTCTCTATCAAAGCAAAAAAGTACAACTAACTCTCGCTTGTTGTAAGTATAGTTATATCAGATTAGAATTTTAATGTCAAGTAAAAAAAATGGGATAGCGACCTCATAAATCGCTACCCCATATACTTATCAAAGAGCTTATGTTTATAAATATTATATCTACCAGTTAGATATAACACCTACATCATAACTCAATTTATACTTTGTGTCAAGTGTAGTACAGTATGTTAAACCAATGTCATGTCTTTGCCAAACCTTTTCTTCAACAAACATTTGGCAATGTTCATAAGTTGGAAACACTTGGTCAAGCACATAGAACTTACCTAATCTATTTTCTATATCAAAGAAAACAAATAGGATTAACTCAATCATCTTGTGCTTGGAAGTTTAAGTCGCTAGGCTCGGGCAATGGTACAGAAACACTTTGCTTTTCCCATACGCCTTGCTCTTTCCACATATTATTAGCGTGTCTTAGCTTAATAATTTCTTGGTCAATTTCTTCACAAGGCTCGCCCCTGTTTTCAATTAACGCAAGTATGTTGATAGCTTTACGCCTTAAAGACCTACGCCACTTGAGTAAGTGTGTATCATCTTGATATGACATATATGTCCTTTGGTTGATTATGTTTAAACATAACGCAACTTAACAAATATGCTGTGATGTGTCAAGTATTATCTTGACTTTCTTTTAATAATGTAGTTTAAAAGTTGTTCAGCTTTGCAATAGTGGGCTAATCTAGGGGATAATAGACTATCGCCATAGAATTTTGGTCGTATCTTAGACCTTTGTTCAAAGAATTTATCTCTATCAGTAGCTTCTTTATCTCTTTTTTCTAATCCAATATAACTTTTACTCAATGGCATATGCACATAGATACGCCATAAAGATAAATGAACATGATTAATGTTTAACCATTCAGCAAACTTATCCATTTCTTTTTTATCAAGTAATCTAATATTCATTTTGAATTATCATTCTTAACTATCTTACTTATTTCTTCTAGTCGTTCATCTATTTTGTGTATATCTGCATAGATACTAGGCTCAGATAAGTATTTTGTTTTTAATTTAATAATTATTTCTGATGCTTTGGTTAGTTTTAAATCTATTTTTCTAAAATCTTTATTCATAATAGGTACAATAACAAAAAACCCCCAATGTGTCAAGCACAAAGGGGGTTATTTTTACCAAGAGGGAGTAAAAATTCTAGTTAAGAGTACGCCTATCAGTATCCAATACTTCTGCGACATCATTATTGTCTTTCATAATGCCATTAAATACAGCTTTCAAGTCGTCTAAGTCCTCACCATTATAAAAGTTTTCTATTCTGAGCCATAGTACTCTAAAATATACCATGAAAACAAAATCTCTAGGTGGATTTATACTACCTGCTTTAAGAGTATTGACAAGTTTAAGCACATCTTTAGTGATATTATCATTCAGTCTTTGTTGTGCTTTGATAAACTCTTTTTCATTTTCAGAATTTTCTTCAGTTATAAGTTCACTAAAGTATTCATCAATAGTTATTTTTTTCATAGCTATCCCAACATTATTTCTCTAAACTTTTTCATATCAAACTGGGATATATTATCAAGTCCACTACTTTTTTTAAATATATCTCTAGCCTTGTTTAGATTTTTAGTGTTGTTGATGTGATAACCTTTTTCTTTATTAGGTACTACCACTTGAGCATGAAGTTTATCTCTTTGCTCTCTCTCTAATCGTTCTAATGTTTCTGCATCTATCATAATAACTCCTTGTTGTTGATTGATAGGTACAGAATATCAAAGGTGTGTCATTGTGTCAAGCAATAAAAAAGCCCCTACCGATATTGCTACCGATAGGGGCTACGCATTTTCATCAATCATAACTATCCCATTAGTCCGATTAACGCACCAAGAAATAACCACATGATTGATACATACATTATTTGTTTCATCTGTATTCCTTTCTGTTATGGAATCAGATTACTATTTTATAATTTCAATGTCAAGTGGGGAAGTCAAGGGGGCTAGGTAAAATTTGCCCCCTCGCACTAAATATAAACTAGGTTTTTGATTGGTTTCTTTGCTTTTCTATATGCTTAATGAAAGTATTTGCATTAAATTTTTCATTATCTTTTTTGAATACATCACATAAAGATATGATTAATTCATTGCTTACTTTATTTTTAGCAAGGGTATTCGCAATTAATATGTAATCTTTTTTAATCATGCTTTTTTATTGTAGGCTTAACGCTATTAATAGCCTTTAAATGTTGCCTGTTTTTATGCTCAATATAATTAATATTATGCTTAGCAATTATTATTCCAATGCAACCGAGCATTATTAATAAAAACAAATAAAATAATTCAATCATTTTATATTCTCACTAATTGCTTTTAATAATTCTGTATAATTTGGAATTATTGTTTTAATTTCTTTAAGCGTTTTTGTTTTAAGATTGTTTTCACTAACAGCTAAGATTAAAAACACGCTTAATATTTTATTTAAGTTTTTAAAATTTGAATTAATGTTTTTTAATTCAACATTATTTTGATTTAACAACTGTTGTATTTTAACAAGTGTAAAATCTCTCAAGTTTTCAGTACTCATTTTGTATAACCTCTTTATTGATTAGTATTAAAATCAATATATATGCAAAATTTGCATAGGTCAAGCCTAAGCCATGCAATTATTAGATATCTAGTTTTTGCATAGGGTTATTAGGTATGCAAAAAACACATAGCTATTAACTAAGCTATGCAATTTTAACAGCGTCAGATTGGCACAAATTAACAGCTGTTAAGACAATTACAGGTTGTAAAAAAATTAAATTATTTTTAATAATTAATTGACCTAACTATTAAAATGACTATTATAAATATTAATGATTTATTTAAAATTAATAATTAATATTAATGGTAAATCTTAAAGGTAATACAATGACTAAAAACGACACAAAAAAAACAATGATTAAAGAAATAGAAAACAAAGAAACAGAAAGTTTTCTTAATTCTTTAAAATCTAATGAGCCATTAAAAAAGATATTATTTAAGGCTAAAAATGTTTCAAAAACATTAATGGTTGATATCGTTCCACAAATGGCAAAAAATGTTAATGAATTAATGGTTGAGATTAATTCTGGCAATAAAACAAGTCTTAAAGATTGGAATACAATCAAATTTTTAAGACAGCATCTATACAATTTATCTAGTTATGACAGACAAAAAAATGTTAATTCAGCATTTGAAATGGCAATAACTAGGGCAATTAAATTAGCTATTATGATGTATGATAACAAAAATGAATTTTCAGTTGAAAATGATAATTCAGTTTTAATCATGTCTAAAATTGCAACACCATTTATTGATGTTAAATTAAAGGGGCAAAAATCTAATACTAAAAAAGTTAAGAATGAAAGTACTGATTTAGTTGAGGTCAATACAGGTACAATCGACAAGGTATGGAATATTAAATATCCGAGTGTTGTAAGTACTAGGTCATCAAAAACCAAAGACACTAAAATTAATTTTCAACAATTATCTAGCCAATTTTTAAATGAATTGGAAAGTGTCTATAAATTAGCTAATAAAAAAGACTATAATAAATTGTTAGAATTAGTTGATGAGAAAACTATTGAGAACTTAGGCAATATCTCAGCTTTATTAGAAGACAGATTAATTCGTAGTGAATATATAAATGCTACTGAAAACTTATCTGTATCTGGTGATGTTAAAAAGTCAGCTTAGTTAAACTCAGCTAACCCTTAGCCCCCCTTAGCTTTGCTTTGGGGGGGTTTTTTTATGCCTGTATTAAACTTGATTAATATTGATTAACACTAGCTATCACTAGGTACAAATTTTCACACTATCCCCTTAGCTTACAGCTGTTAAACACCAATAGCCCCCAAAGATACCTTAGGGGAAATTTATTTATATTTATTTTTATTGATTAACCCTTAGGGGATACGCAGGGGGCATGGGGGGTACCCTATACTATACATACGTAAACACCAGAAAATCCCTGATGTCACTGTTAACTACCTCTGGGCCAGAATATAGGGGATATTATTCTATAAAAATACTAGTAAATCCCCTGACCATTCCCTAAGGTATCCCCTAGGGGGATTATACGAATAGGTACCCTATACATATAAAGCCTCCCCCAGGGGTATATTTCTATTATACACCCCATATTCAATTTTGTCAATGGTAAAATTAAAAATAATTAAAAAAAAGTACTTGACAAAATTGTAATTCAAGCTATAATATAATAATATAGTCTTAATATAAATCAAAGGGACACACATACTCAGAATATAGCAATATATACAGGGTCATCACTGATTTATATTTACTAAATTGGTACCAATTAACAACTTAAGGATAAGATAATGGCAAAAACATACGGAGAAACTAGCTTAGACAGATTCAGAGCTGCTGAAGAAAGAAGGCAAGAGAGAAGAAGAGAAGGATCTAAGTTCTTTACTAAACTTATGGCTGGGTCAAAGAGACATTCAGCTAAAAAGAAATATGATTCTGCAGAAGGTATAGCTCTAGCAAGAGCTAAGAAGGAAGGATTAACTTTATCTGGTAGTGAGTCAAAGGGAAAAACGGCTCCACCAAGAAAACCTAAAAAAACTGTAGCTGAAAAAAGAGCAGAAAGGTTCGATCCAACTAAAATCAAAGCAGCTGACAAGAAAGAAAGTCTATTAAAGAAATTTAAATCTTCAAAAACATTAGCTGAATTTGCAAAGAAAATTAAAAATAAATAATCAAGAGGTAAATACACTTCCATTTAAAGAATTTATGGAAGTTATAAATGCAAACAATGGATTCTTCTATAATTCCAAGTCAAAAGAAAAACTTAACCGATATGCAGGAGAAGTTTCTCGAGGTATTGTTCGGGGAAGCAAAGGGAGATCCAAGAGTAGCAGCCGAAATAGCAGGTTACGCTAAACATAGTTATCCTAAAGTTGTTAGAAACCTAAAAAAAGAAATTACAGAATTAGCAGAGAATCACTTATCCACACATTCTGCTAAGGCAGCAACCAGACTCACCGATTTGCTAGACGAAGATGGTACAACTCCACACGCAAACATCCGTCTAGCCGCTGCCACTCAATTATTAGACAGAGTTGGTATTGTAAAAAAAGATCAACTAGATATTAATATGAAAGCAGTCCATGGTATATTCATACTGCCAGCAAAAGATGGAACCGATCAAGATCAAGAGAAGAGCTAGAACTATTCCATTTGGTTTTAAACAATCTGATAATCCAGATTACATTGAACCAGTCAAAGAAGAATTAGAAGCACTAGAGCAAGCTAAGAAATATTTAAAAACTTGTTCACTTAGAGAAACAGCTCAATGGCTTCATAGAAAAACAGGTAGATACATTTCACATGTCGGACTTAAAAAACGAGTTGAACGAGGTTACACCTCCGAAACCCAAGAAGAAACCGAAACGACAGAAAGCTAAAGAATCTGCCAAACAAATTCTAGCAAGAAAACGTAAAAAAGTTGCACAAGCAGAACAAACGCTACGTTCAGCGAAACAAGCTGCAGAAAATACCAAAAGAAAACTGTTAACTATTAACAAAGCTCTTGAAGGTAAAGACACACAACTACTTACGGAAGATATAATAGATAGTGCTCCTAAGACAATACAAGAGCATGTACAATCGCAAGAAGTAATCTTTAAGCCAAACGGTGGCCCACAGACAGAATTTCTTGCAGCTTCTGAACGAGAAGTATTTTACGGTGGAGCAAGAGGTGGAGGCAAGTCTTATGCCATGCTAGTAGACCCACTTCGATATTGTTCTAAAGCTCATCACCGAGCACTGTTAATAAGAAGAACAATGCCAGAGTTAAGAGACTTAATTAGTAAGTCTCAGCTATTATACTCTAAGGCATATCCAGGAGCAAAATGGAGAGAACAAGAAAAAGAATGGCGATTTCCCTCGGGAGCAAAGATCGAGTTTGGTTACGCAGAGAACATGACAGACGTTTTACGTTACCAAGGTCAATCGTACACATGGATAGGAATAGACGAACTTCCACAATATCCTTCGCCAGATATATATAATTTTTTAAGATCTTCTTTAAGATCAGTAGATAAGGACATACCTGTTTATTTAAGAGCTACAGGCAACCCAGGTAACATTGGATCACAATGGGTTAAAGAAATGTTTGTAGACCCTGCAGAACCTAACACTGCATTTGAAATAAAAATAGACACACCTGTCGGAGTAAAGACTATTACACGTAGATTTATTCCTGCAAAGTTACAAGACAATCCTTATCTGATGCAAACAGATGACTACTATGCCATGCTTGCATCTTTACCTGATACTCAGCGTAAACAGTTCTTAGATGGAGATTGGGATGCCTATGAAGATTCAGCCTTTCCAGAGTTTAGCAGGCCAGTCCATGTTGTTGAACCTTTTGAAATTCCTAAAGGATGGTATAGGTTTCGTGCTGCTGACTGGGGTTATAGTTCTCCTGCTTGTGTTTTATGGTTTGCTG